ATGAAAAAAACGCTACTTGGGGGGCTGTTGCTCACCCTGTCTGCCAGCTGTTTCGCAGCGCCGCAAGTTGTTACCGTGAGCCGTCTGGAATATGGCAAGGCATGGGCGTTCACCCGTGAAGAAGTGATGCTGCAATGCCGACCGGGCAAAGCCCTGTTCGTGATTAATGACAGCACGCTGGCGCAGTATCCGCTGAATGATGTAGCAGAGCAGTGGGTGAAAGAAGGGAAGGTGAGTGCACAGCCGCTGAGCATTATTCAGCTGGATGACCCCAAAAATCCCGGCCACAAGATGAGTCTTGCCCCGTTTATCGAGCGCGCTGGAACCCTGTGTTAAGTTGAGCTTCCTGAGGCTGATCCACGTCGGCCTCTTTAATATCCCCCTGTCTAAAAACCCCCTTCTCGCTTGAATTCCACACAGTTAATGGGTGGTTTTGCGAATGTTGTCACAAAACGTAACTCATTTCGTTAAGTAATTATCACAGGTCGCCAAACTCGCTGGAAAAGCATTTAAGCTCGACTACTCTTTAAGTTGTATGGCTTAACCGCCTGCATCAATGCCAACTTTTAGCGCACGGCTCTCTCCCAAGAGCCATTTCCCTAGACCGAATATAGGAATCGTATTCGGTCTTTTTTTTGTGGGGTTTTTAAAACAGCCACTTACATTAAAATCAGTCACTTATGAGTAGTCCTGTTCTACCCTGTACCCCCTGTGTAGACCCCTCGTAGTCAATTTGTAGTCAGCGAATTCAGCCTTTGCAATGGATTAAAATTAATTGCGTCCTCTAAATGGTCTGGGGCGAAATGTGCATAACGCATTGTTACGCGAATATCTGAGTGCCCGAGAATACGCTGCAATACAATTATATTTCCCCCTGACATCATAAAATGACTGGCGAAGGTGTGCCGTAATACATGGCTCATCTGACCCTCTGGTAATTGTATTTTTGCAATCTTTAGCACGCGGTAAAATTGCCGGTAGCATTCATCAAAGGGTTTGCCTTCACGAGCTATCAACTCATCGTAGAGTGCCTGGCTAATGGGTACTGTGCGGTTTTTCTTACCTTTGGTTTTGATAAAGGTTATTTTCCCTGGCGAAAGCTGCGAGGCTTTAAGCTTGGCTGCTTCATTCCAGCGTGAACCGGTGCTCAGGCATATCTTAACGATTAAAGTGAGGTCGGGGTTTGCGTGGCCGCGACAGGCGCGCATCAGGCGGGTTAACTGTTCATCGGTCAGCCAGGCCATCTCTTTTTCTGGCACATCGAACTCACGGACGTTTTTTAGCGGATTAGGGTAGCTGATCTCCCCAAGCCGGACTAACTCATTAAACACTGCACGTATAAAAGCATGTTCACAGTTTACGGTCGCAATCGAGACTTTGAGGGACTTTGTGCTGGTCTTATAGCCATTTTCAATCGCGCCACGCAGTCGGCGATCGCGATAGTGCGCCCAATCTTTTGCCGTCAAGGTATTGGCAACAGGATCGCCTAGACCTCGACAAATGATATGCAGTTTGCCTAGGCGGCCTTTTTTGTCATTGAGTGAACAGCCGTGCAGTTTATACCAGAGGTCGATTAGCTCACTGAGGTGGCGTTGGTCGTCTTTTTCGCCCAGCCAGGGTTTAGACTCAATTTCAGCCATCATAAATTTTTCGTAATTGATGGCTTCCCCACGGGTTATAAAGGTTTTACGAACCCGCTTAGAACCACGGCCATTGAGGTAGAAATCACACTGCCATTTTCCGTCCGCAAGCTTTTTAGGGCCCATAATCATTCTGCGCTTTTGAAATCAAAAGACGCAAAATACTGTATATAAAAACAGTATTCAATGTTTGTTTTAAGGATTTTATACACCTGGTTGCGGAGGGCATGTAATTTGATGATTTTTACATAAATCATTTGATCGCTTTGACGGGAAACTTGACAAATATTCTAAACTATCAACTTGTTAGCTCGCTCATAGCAGCCTTTTAGCCTTTTGTGGATATGATTAGCCGATTTGTGAATAGTTAGCCAAGTAAAATGCAAACTGGCGATTAGTTGGATGCCAATACCTAGCAGATAAAACAAACCCCGCATCAGCGGGGCAGGGGACTAGATCCAGAGATTGCCCTGATTGCCTCGGCCAGGGTGCGGCGGGACAGGGTTAATTAGCGCTGGCTTTACGATGATATCGGTAATGGACTCAAGAGATTTGAACGTGCAGCCACAGTTAATATTTGTGCACTGGTGATAGCGCTCTTTGGTTTCTGTGCTGAGATAACGGCTGGATCTGGCATGTGCAGCATATTGGCACATAGGACAGTTCATCATCTTTTTACCCGCCTGTAGCTTGAATTTTGAGAATTAAATGAGCCTTTGTTTGATTATGCAAGAATAAACTTGCAAAAACAAACTCAATCTAATTCTGCCTCTTCATAACTCACATCTGACAACAATACCTCTAAATTCAGCGTAGTGATAAAGCCGCTATTGCTCAAGCTATGTTGAACCTTGCTAATGATCCACGGCTGCGCATCTATCACCGCTTTAAACCCACTTACCGCCACAGGTGTTTCGGGATAGATATCGGCACGCCCCATCGCCAGAGTTAGCGAGAACTCGGCAACGCCGCGTTGTAACTTGCTCCACTTTGACGCGGCGGCGCGCATCGCAGCTGCCTTTGTCGCATAGACCGTAGTCAAGGCAAAGACGTTATCCTCGGTACCGGCCATATACTCGCCCTCTTTTTCCTCCGGCGTTTTCGTGACTTTCTTCACGGTGGCTTTGGCGCTGGGATGCTGCAAGGCGCGCAGGTGCTGCTCTTTTTTCTTACGCTGCAGCTTCACCTTTTTAGGAGCAGGGTCTTTGGTGTGCAGCCAGCTTGCCGTTACGCCGGTGTATGCGCCTCGGTCAGCAATACTGAAACTGTGCCGGTCGCCGTCTTTGCGGGTAATGGTCATCTGCGGGATAGCTTTACCGCTGGCCGTCTTGCCGCTCCCTGGCTTGATAAACAAAAGTTTCCCCTGCTTGACGGCGGCTACCGCGCCGTTGAGCGTGGCGAGGCGCGTGATAAATTTCGCGTCTGTCTCCTGCGTCTGGTCGAGATGTGGGATCGCAATATCGGCCAAACCGTCGGCCAGCATGGCGGTGAGATTGTTGCGCTCGGCCACTTGCTTAACCACATCGCCCAGGGTGGTATCGTGATAGGACACCGCACGGCGTGAATTCAAGCTACCCCTGAAATCTGCGCTGCGGGCGCGAATAGTCAGCGTATCCGGCGCGCCGTGGTGCTCCACTTCATCGACCGTAAAACTCCCCTTGCCAATCAGCGCCGAGCCTTTCCAGCCAAGGAAAATAGACAGCACTGCGCCGCGTTCTGGCATTGCCAGCAGCCCGTCTGCGTCGTCAAGTTCAATGTCTAACTGGTCAGCCTCAAAGCCGCGATTGTCTGTCAGGCTTAAGGAAATAAGCCGCGACCGGATATTTTGTGTAATGTCTTTCTGGTCGAGGTTAATCATAAAGTCGGGGGTTATTTCTGCCCCTGCGGGCAGACTCAGATTGGTTATCATGAAAATAATCCTCCTACCTGAGAGGACAGACTGCCTACAACGGTTTGCAGGCTTGATGAAAGATTGCCGCTTTGGCCCAGCAGGTCATTAGCCTGCTTTTTCAAATCTCCAAACATCGCCGTCAGCGACTCATCAACCCGCAGCAGGTTAAGCGTAAACTCAATGCGGCGGGCGCTGCCATCGGAGAAGAACTCGCTGCGATTTTCGCTAAAATCTGTCACCACGTACATGCCATAAATCGTGCCATCACCGCCAATCAGAGGCCAGGTGCGCCCGAGGTCGGCCAGCGTTTTTAGCGTCACCAGGGAGATTTTACCGCCGGTGATCTCCGGCAGCAGCACGCCGGACAGCGTAATTTTTTCATCACCTGGCCCGAGAAACTGCACGGTAGCACGCTGACCCACGCGGCTATTGGTCGGCCAGCGATAGTCAACGTTATGCTGTAAACCCTGATAGGGTAGCGTCTGGCGCATAAACACCATCATGCCGAGCGTCATCATCATATTAATCGTTCCCCATCTGGCTGCGCTGGCGTGCTGCACGTTCGCGATCCTGGCGCTGCCTGTCCTGCGCCATCAGGGCCAGTGCATCGTCTTTGCTCATCCCTGGCGGGATCGTAATGTGATACTGGTTGTTCGTCTGGCTTCTATCGACATAGCTACCGCCCGCACCTGCCGTCACCGGCGAATAGGTTACACCACCGCCAAACGCAAACGGCATCTGTTCGCCTGGCAACATGGGGTAAGCACCGCCGCCCCATGCTGCGCCCCCAGGCTCGCCGTTCTTCGGTATCTTATCGGCCAGCCCGCTAGACTTACTGTCGATTAAGCCGAGTTTATCCAGTACCCAATCAATGCCTTCACGTAACTGGTTCAACGTATCAAGCGGCGCACGCAGGACAAAACCCAGTATCTCGCCGAAGAATTTTCCCGAGTCTCGACAACTATCAAGCGCCTCTTTGGTAGATTGCACCGGAGAAATTAGCTCTTTAAACCAACCCCATACGGCCTTGACCTTATCGGCAAGCCATTCGAATTGGTCAGCAAACGGGGACATCGCCGCCACTACCGGGGAAAATGACGCCCTAATGCCATCCATCACGCCGCCAAAAAACGCACTGATAGGCTCCCAGTATTTGCGAATAAGCAGCACTGCCCCCGTTATTAGCGCTACGGCTGCCACAACAGGGAAGGAGATCGCGCCAAACACCGTGGCAATGGTGCCACCCGCAATACTTAACGCGGTGCCAAACATACCAGCACCCGCAATCAAGACGTTAAACCCTGCAATAAGCGGCCATGACGCAAGTCCAATCGCCCCCATTGCACCAACCAAAATTAGCCCCGCTGTTGCCGCCTTGGAGATACCGCCAGCTAAAACGGGGTTTTTCTGTATCCAGCCATCAAATTTAAGCAGCAACTCCGTGACATCTTTCGTTAACTTTCGCAGGCTGCTGTCTTGCTGGTCGAAAAGGTCAGTACCGATAGCCTCATAGGCAGACTGAAATTCTTTAAAGTCGCCGCCGAGGTTGTCTTGCTGCACCTTGACCAGCTTCTCCGTGCTGCCGTCTGAGTGCTGGAAAGTGTTAGTCAGGCGATCTAATTTGCCGCTTACGGCGTCATCCAGCAAAATAGCCGCCGATTTCATGGCCTCCTCGCCGAAAATGGTTTTGAGATATTCCGCCTGCTGCGCTGTGCCGAGCCTGTTTTTGGTAAACGACCTCTGCATTTCTTTCAGAATGGTAAACACGGGCCGCATGTTGCCCTTGCTGTCGGACGTTTTCACCCCAAGCTCTTTAAGTGCCGTAAATGCCTGCCCCGTAGGGCCCTGCAGCCGCGTAAGTAAAGCGCTTGTGCCAGTCCCGGCCATACTGCCCGTTATGCCTTTATCGGCCAGCGATCCGACCATTGCCGCCGTCTGCTCAACACTCACACCGGCGTTTTTCGCCCCTGGTGCAATGTACGTCATTGCGTCGCTCAGGCCTTCAAAATCAGTGGCTGTCTTATTCAGCGTGGAGGAAATCACATCGCCCAGGTGCGCAACCTGTTCGTTCGCTAGGCCAAAGGCATTTTTACTGCTCATCAAGAGGCCCGCGTTTTCTTCCATTGAGCGCGTATTTGCCAGGGACATATTCAGCGTGACCGGCGTCGCGGCCATGATGGCCTTAACATCGCCGCCCCCCTTAGCAATGATATTTTGCGCCGCCGCTGCATCACCCGCTGAGGCCGCCGTGTTATCACCAATCTGGCGCGCCTGGGTGCGCAGCGCTTTCATTTCTGGCGACTGTTTTTCTAACCCGAGCGTGGCCTGTAACGTCGAGTTCTTCTGCGCGAAATCGTAGCCGGGCTTCAGTATTGCAATTTCCGCCATTGCGCCGACCGTTGCCATGCCGATACCTGCTGCGCCCGCGCCGCGCACTTTACCGGAAAATTCCTGGCCTGCCTTGTAACGCTGACTGACCCGATTTAACTGCGCCTGTTTTTGGCTAAGCTGTTCAAGCTGCTGTTTCTGTTGAATGAGGCTATTGGTTGCCGTGTCAGCACTGGCCTTGAGGCGTTGTTGCTCGGTGCTTAGCTTTTTGGTCGAAATGCCGGAGGCGTTCAAGGCTTCTCGCTGCTGCTGTACCGACAGGCGCAGGCCGTTGTATTTGATTTGCAGCTCGGACGCGGCACGCTTGGAGGATTCCAGTAAACGCACCTGGTCTTTTGTCGGGTTCTCTGCGTTTTTGACCTCCATCGCCAGCGCGGCCGTGTCCTCTTTGGCCTTTTTTAGTGCCTGACTGGTAACGGCGAGCTGGGCGCTGGTTTTGCGAAAACCGTCGATTTTAGCGGCCTGCGCATTTAACGCCTTAAGATTTTCCTGCGTGCCGCGTATATCGCCGGAGAGGGCTTTAGTGGCGGATTGAATGGCTTTGAATGGGCGGCTCGCCTGGTCTACGGCTTTGAGCAATACCTGTAACTTTAAGCTGTTACTCATCAGTGTTCCCGCTTCGTAAAAGAGCCTTATGACGCCAGGACAACAGCTCAGACAGCGTCATTTCAAACATTTCGGAGGGTGCCCAGTGGAAAAGAATCGCAATGTCGGCCATCAGGTCATCGACCATCAGGCCGCAAGGCCAGTCTATTGCTCCGACTTCGGCGACAAAAAACCAATCACCCCGCCCGCCAGTGCCACAAGGTCGGACAAATCGAGCCTGCTCACCTCATCCCTGGTCAGGTTCGGCAGCGTAATGCGCGGCAGGACAACCAGCAGCGCGTCAACGTCGGCATTTGCCACGGCGGCCAGCCCGACGCCGCGCAGCGCTCCGGCGTTAGGTTTGATAATTTCAACCTGGCTAATTTCAGTTTCGCCGCGCTTGATGGGGGTTTCTAACGTCACGATGTTGTCTTTCTTTTCCATGATTTATTTCTCTTTAATAAGGGAGTAAGGCCAGCGGAGACCCGCTGGCATTGAGCATTACAGGCCGATGTTTTTGCGGTGTTCGGCTAACACATCCACACCGTTAACCTTTTCAATCAGGTTGACGGTGTCCACTTCAATCAGGTCTTTGCCCCCCATCGTGAGCTTGTAATAGGTGCACACCGTGGATATCTTGGTTTCGGTGTCTTCGCCCTGTTTGGCATCACCAAAATCGATTTCTTTGTGGCGGCCCCGCATGGCGATCTCCACCGCTACGGTTTCGCCGGTGTCGTCACTTTGGTAAGAGCCAGCAAAACGCAGCGGGACGCCTGCAATTTTCGCGCTGCCCCACTGAGACAGCACCCGCTCATCGATACCCCCCATTGCCCACTCGACCGAGAGCGCGTCATCATCCAGCCCAAGGTCTACCTGTGCCGAGCCGTTCATTCCGCCGCCGCGATAGTTTTCAAGCTTGCGGGTCAGCTTTGGCAACGTGATGGATGACACAACGCCCTGATAGCTATTGGCGTCGTTAAACAGGTTCATTAGCTTTAATTTCTTTGGCAAAGCCATGGTTTACAGCTCCTTAATTGCTGGTGACCGACGCGGCAAAGCTCACCAGATATGAATCGGTGATGCGCTGGCGCAGTGTGAGGTCTTCGAGTGGGGGAACGGGCGTATAATCGTAATCAATCGACAGCTTGCCCGCCTTGAGGGTGTCTTTATCGTTAGCGCTTTCGTCATACCAGGCATCCGCACCCAGCAGGTAACCGGCGTTTACCAGCTCGCGGAACTTGGCCTTGATACCGTCAATTAACTCCTTAACCAAGGTTGGCGTCATAGGCTTATCGCTCGCCCACATGTGCGCCTCGGCCATCGTGTCGGCAATAATCTGCGCGGTGCGCGTATAGTTCTCAAACTGGAAAAGGGGATCATCTGAACAAGTACGGTTGCCCCAGAAGCGGAAGCCGTCTTTACGAATAAGCGTTGTCACGCAAGCTTCGTTCAACAAATCGGCATCAGTGCCGACGGTCTGCAAATCCCAGAATACGCTGGCCGACAGACCGGTAACGCCGTTCACGCCGACGTTTGACAGCGTTTTATGCCAACCGGTGTCCTGGTCGATTTTGGCGCGCAGCCCCAGCGCACGCGATACGGCGTAGGCCGTTTCGGATTTGTTGGCCGTGGTGTTCCAGCTAATAAAGTTCGGCCAAATCAGCATTAATTCGCGCTGGCTGAAATTTTCGCGGTAGGCCTTTGCCTCGGCGACGGTTTTACACCCCCATGCAAAAATATAGCCAAAGGCGCGCAGCTGCTGACAGAGAGAGGCTAATGCTGTTGCCACCTCCTGATTATCCAGACCAGGCACACCAAGAATACGTGGTTTAACGCCGAGTTCAGCCTGGGCGCTCAGAAGCGCTTTCATGCCGGTGTAACGGCCGTTTTCGTCTATAGCGCCGATAATATTGGAGGTGGTTTCTGCATCGGTTGTCCCTTCAGCAACGCGCACGACAACGGTCACCGGCTTGGCCTGCTCGGAAATCGCCTTTAACGCCGCCGATAGCGTGCCTTTGGTGCCTGCTTTTGCAGTTGCACTCAGCACATTAGTGATTAAAACGGGCGTGTTTAGGGGGAAGGTCGCGGCGTCGGCATCTTCGGCGGTACACACCATGCCGATGACTGCCGTTGAAACGGTCGAGATAGTGCGCGTGCCGTCGTTAATTTCTACAACTCGCACACCGTGATGAAAATCAGGCATCTGTATTGCTCCATCATGAGGGGTGCGGTTAGGATGCCGCGCCCCCTCATGTGAGGCACCTTATTCGGGATGTTCCAGCAGTGGCACAACGAAAGATATATAGCGGGGTCAGGCGGTGCGATACCAGCCCATCAACTTAATATAGCTGTTGGTGATGTTAATGCTGCTGCCGGAACCTAACGCCGCTGTCTTTCCGCTTACGTCATGCCCGTGCGGACCTAGCACCACGTCGTGCTGGTGATCGTCCGCGGCCTGGATCAGGTCTTCGTTGTTTGGGCTGGCTTTTGACGACCAGCTGCGACGATCTGAGCTTCCGCCGTCAAGGGCGGTATTGCTCTCTGTAAATTTACCGGCGTGACCATGCTTACCGGCGAGGGTGGTTTGTTTTGTTCCCAGGTCAGTAGCCGCCGCCGTACCCGAGACGTCAACCTGCACGTTCGGCAGATTTCCCCTTGTGAGCGTGACACTGTCCGCGCCGCCCGTGGTAAACACGTCGCTGCCGTCCTGTTTTCCCAGGCGGATCGTTTTGTTTTCGCCCAGGTAAACCCAGGTAGA